TCGAACGAGGCGTGGTACCGTGGCATCGCCGACGTGCTCAAGATCATCGGCCCGGTGGCATTGCTCGTGGACTGGAAGACGGGCAAGGTAAGCGAGGAGAGCCAGCAGTTGGTGCTCGCCGCCGCGTGCGTGTTTGCACACTTTCCGCAGGTGCAGAAGATCCGCGCCGAGTTCGTGTGGCTGAAGTACGACGCCACGACGAGGGAGGACATCAACCGCGAGGACATGCCCATGATGTGGGCGAACATCATGCCCCGCATTGCCGAGTTGCAGGCGGCTGCCGAGAAGACCATCTACCCGCCCAAGCCCGGCTTCCTCTGTAAGCGCTACTGCCCAGTGACCATGTGTCCCCACCACGGGAGCTAGACATGGTGGACTTCGCCAAGCTACGGATCGAAGTATGGATGCAGTGGTTGAACGACGCACTTGAATCGCGCTTTTCAAGCTACGTGTTTCGGTTCGGCATCGAGTACAACATGGAGACACAGGTATCCGTGCTCATCGTGCAGTACGACAAGCTTGGCAAAGGGTTTCAGCGCATGGGCCTCGACAAGCCTAACGAGGTGTTCATCACTGACTATGCCCACGACTACAACAAGATAACTGACAAGATCATAGCGCGGCTCATGCTGCTTGGGTTGGACGAACAATGAGCGAGGAACTGACGAAGGATCACAGCGTGAGGCGGTGGATTGAAAAGATGGTCAGGGAGAAGTTCGGCGATAAGTACATCGTCCACACGGATGTGTACACGTCGTCCAGCCCGTACGTCATGGTCGTCGTGGAACTCAGGCAACAACTGGTGCGCGGGCAGAAGTCCCGCCCACCGATTACCTATAAGGTAAGTTTCGAACACTGGAAAGACCCCGAGCCCGTGGCGACCAAGGTCATGACGGCGCTCATGCTGATGGAGCAGAGCGATGACGCCTGAAGGCAAAGTCAAGGCGAAAATTTCGAAGTACCTGAAGACGCTGGCTCCCCATCTATGGTATTTCATGCCTGTGCCGGGCGGTTTCGGCGTGCGCACCGTGGACTACATCGGCTGCTACAAGGGCGTGATGTTCGTGATCGAAGCCAAGCGCCCCGGCAAGGACGCCACCGACTTGCAGAAGCTCACCCTTGATACGGTGCGCAGGGCTGGCGGCGCTGCCTTCGTGATCAGCGACGACGAGACGCTCGCCAAGTTCAAGGACTGGGTGAGGTTGTGGGACTTTGGTGAAGGCGAAGGGGAAGACGCGTAATGGTACTCGTGAGCCCCAAGCACAAGACTATCGGCGTCCCTGCCGCACCGGGGCTCGTGAACCTGTTTCCGGGCAGCCGCGTGGTGTCGCACAACGGCGTGCCAACCCTGCTTCTGCCCCACGACCCGGCGACGACGTTCACCCTGCGCAGGCACGGGCTGGAAGTGCCGGCCCCGGTCCTGACCCAGTACACGTTCCCCACAGCAGACGGCAAGCCCGTGTTCGACGTGCAGCGTAACACGGTCGCCATGATGACCACGACGGCACGCTCCTACGTGCTGAACGGCATGGGCACCGGCAAGACGCGCTGCGCCCTGTGGGCGTTCGATTACCTACGGGGTAACGGGCTGGCAAAGCGGATGCTCGTGGTCGCACCTCTATCAACTCTCAAGTTCACATGGGCTGCGGAGGTACTGCGTACCGTTCCCCATCTGAATGTTGGCGTCCTTCATGGAAGCCGGCAGAAGCGCTTGGACATGTTGGCGGACCAGTCCATTGACATCTACATCATCAACCATGATGGCGTAGCAATCGTTAAGGACGACTTGTCCAAGCGCCCTGACATTGACTGCCTGTGCATCGATGAACTCGCGGTCTACCGCAACGCTGCATCGGATCGGTCCAAGGACATCCTCAAGGTCGCGGCCCGCGCCAACTGGGTGTGGGGCATGACGGGTAGCCCGACGCCACGGGAGCCCACTGACGCGTGGTCGCAGTGCCGCATCGTCAACCCGCACTCGGCGGTGCCGAAGTACTTCAAGCACTTCCGCGACGCGACCATGTACAAGGTCAGTGCGTTCAAGTGGGAGCCTAAGGAAAACGCGCTCGACTACGTCCACAAAATCATGCAGCCTGCCGCCCGGTACTCGCTGGACGACGTGGTCGAGTTGCCCGAACTGATCGAGCGCACCATGCGCATCGAACTCAGCCCGAAGCAGGAAGGCGCATACACCCGCCTGCGCGACCACGCGCTCGCCCAGATCGACAACCACACGATCACGGCTGTCAATGCCGGCGCGGTGCTGAACAAGATGCTTCAGGTGTCCACCGGCTGGGTGTACACCGCCAAGGGAGAGACGGTCCCGCTCGATAATACCAAGCGGGTAAGTGCACTGGTGGACGTGGTGCTGTCGGCGGCGAACAAGATCCTCGTGTTCGTGCCCTACAAGCACGCCATGCACGGCGTCGCCGAGGCTCTGCGCAAGGAGAACATCGACGTGGCGGTCGTGTCTGGCGACACGTCGGCGCGCGAGCGCAACGAGACATTCCACCTGTTCCAGAACACGAACAAGTACCGCGTGATCGTGGCGCACCCCCAGTGCCTAGCACACGGCATCACCCTTACGGCTGCGGATACCATCGTATGGTTCGCCCCGACGATGGACCTTGAGATCTTCAGCCAAGCGAACGCACGCATCAGACGTGTGGGTCAGAAGAACAAGCAGTTGATCTTCTACTTCGCCAGCACCCCGGTCGAGTTGAAGGCGTACCGGATGCTGCGGAAGAAAGAGAACCTTCAAAGCAAGCTGTTGCAGATGTTTGCCGACAGCACGGAAGACGAACTTACCTAGGAGGTAATAGGCATGTCTACGAAGAACTACATCCCTCTGTCTTTGCAGATGGACATCGCGAACTTCCTGAAAGACCCGCAGGTGTTGCGCATCGTCACCTCGGATGAAGACGACAAGTCGTGCGAGTATGTCGCCGGGTGGAATGACGACAAGGTGGCGCTGCACTTCCACCGGGGGAATAGCCCCGTGACCAGCAACAACGTCGCCGGCATCCGCAACAAGTTGTACGGCAAGATCGTCAAGCCGGCGCGCGCCACCATCGAGGACTTGCAGTCCCAGCTTGATCTGGTCCGTGACGAACTCTCGCCCCGCATCGAGAAGCTGGAAGGCCAGATGGCCGACTTCGCGAAGTGGATGCAGAAGATCGAACTGTCGCTTCACTTCAAGGTGAAGTGATCTACCTAGGAGGTAACCATGACCGAGCCGACCAACCTCGACGCCATGACGGACAGGGTCATCCGTCTTCGTGACGCCATCAAGGAAGCCGACAAGAAGCACAAAGAAAAGATGGCTCCCTTCAAAGAAAAACTTGAGGAGTACGAGAACAAACTGCTTGCCGAACTGACCAAGCTCAATGTAAACAAGTTCGGCGGTGCCCACGGTACTGTGTTCAAGTCTTCGCGTAGCTCTGCGACTATTGCGGATGGTAGCGTTTTCCGCGATTATGTCATCCAGAACGAGGCTTGGGACTTGGTTGACTGGCGTGCTAACCCCACGGCGGTCGGCGACCACATCACCGAGCACCACGTTCCGCCGCCCGGCGTGAACTTCGCTACCATCGTCACCGTCAACGTTCGCCGGTCCTAAGGAGACAAGCATGTCGAACGCAGTCAGCGCTAACCCCATGTCCCGTGCCCTTGGCGCGGTGTCGAGCAAGTTCGCCGCCGTCAAGGTGGAAGACCTTGGTGCCGGCATCACGTCAGGGTTCGGCGTGATCGGCTACAAGGGCAAGATCTGGTCGATCAAGGCCGGTGGCAACGAGCACAAGATGCTGCGCCCCGATGACGGCACGCCCGCCGCCAGCATCGAACTGATCATTCTTCGTGCGTCCGAGCATGTGTCGAAGGTCTACTACAAGTCGTCGTTCGTGGACGGCTCGAACGCCAAGCCGGACTGCCAGTCCGTCAACGGCATCAAGCCCGACAAGACCATCCCGAACCCGATCCATCCGCAGTGCGCGGACTGCCCCATGAACCAGTGGGGCTCCCGCGTGTCGGACGACGGCAAGCCGGGCAAGGCGTGTCAGGACGTGAAGCGGCTCGCCGTGGTGCCGCAGGGCAACATCCGCAACGAGGCGCTGGGTGGTCCGCTCCTGCTTCGCATCCCGCCCGCGTCGCTCAAGGAACTGAAGGCGTACGCCGACGCCCTCATGGGCCATGGCTTCCCGTACTTCGCCGTGGCGACGCGCATCCTGTTCGACATGGAGAAGGCGTATCCGCGCTTCATGTTCAGCGCCATCCGTGCGCTGACGGATCAGGAAGCCGACGACGTGCTCGCCATGCGCGACGACCCACGCACGAAGCGGATCACCGACGAGGCCGTGGAGTTCCTTGACGGTCCCGCCGAAGCACCGGCAGAGCAGGCACCTCCGGTCGCCAAGAGCATCTTCGAACAGCCCCCCGGCGCTGTGCCGCAGGCGATGGCTACCCAGCAGGTAACCCAGCCCCAGACACAGAGCCCCGTACAGGCCCCTGAGGCTGCCCCCGCTACCCCTGCACCGGCAAGGCGCAAGAAAGCCGCCCAGACCCCCTCTGAGCCCCAGCAGGCGGCAGCCCAGCAGGCACCCCTCCCCCTCCACGACCCGGAGACAGGGGAGATCGATGAGGAGGCCGAGCTTATGGCCAAGCTTGAGGCAGCCAAGGCCCGCAAGGCTGCGGCGGCTGCACAGGCGGCTGCTCCTGCGCCGGCTCCCGTCAAGCAGAAGGCTGCTCCCCCGCCGCCCCCGCCCGCCGACGATGAGGACGAAGGTGAGGAAGACGACGACTTCGAAAGCATGCTGGACGGCCTCGTCAATAGCTAAGCCGTAGACAATTACCCGGTGGGTAACCACACCCACCGGGCCACCATACGGCGAGGAAGCGGGGCAATGACTGCGGAAGGTAAGACATTTCTGTCAAGGGTTGTGCCGTGGGAGGACACGAGTTATGTCAACATCCACGTTCAGAGCAAGAAGTTCAACGGCCTTCCCGGTCGTGGGTTCAAGGATATTGATCAGGCGCTAGGGTATGCCGGCTTCGTCGGCAATCTCGCTGACACCTCTGGCGTGTACGTGTGCCTGTCCTCGCAGGTACTCGGCGAACCGTCTGTCACCCCTAGGGGGCGCGAGTATATCAAGGCAGTGCGTCGGCGCGAGAACGTGTCGAAGCTCAAGGCCCTGTGGTTCGACATCGATGTGAAGCCCAGCGCCTACAAGACCACCGAGGAAGCCAAGTCCGACCTGTTCCGGTTCATCACCGAGGCCAACCTGCCGATGCCCACCGCTGGCGTCCTGTCGGGCTCGGGCGGACTGCACATCTACTGGGTACTCGACACGCCGCTTACCTTGGAGAACTGGCAGCCATTGGCGGATGCCTTGGCGAACTGCGGCAAGGTCTACGGGCTCAACGCCGATTTCGGCATCACCATTGACGCGGCCCGCGTGCTGCGCGTTCCCGGCACCTACAACCGCAAGGGCGACCAGAACAACCCGGTGCAGTTGTTCGCCATGGCCGACCACGATGTGCCGCTGGCCGACATGGTCGCGGCGCTCGCCACGTACCGGGTGAAGTCATCACACGGGCCGGCTCCCATTACCCAGCAGGTAAGCCTAGGCAACCTCAAGCTCGCTGACCTTCCTGCCAAGCTCAGGGTGCAGGCCGACGCGAACCTCGCAGCCGGCGTGGATGCGGTCGTGTCATCGATCGATCTGAACTCGGTCGCGACGCAGTGCGGGTTCGTCCACGAGGCCATCCACACGGGCGGCAAGGACTTCCGCCAGCCGCTATGGATGATGAGCGTCCTGTTGTCTTTGTTCGCAGAGAACTCGCATGCCATGGCGCACACCATGTCCATGGGACACCCCGACTATACGGTCGAGGGTACCGATGCCATGTACGCCCGCCTCACGGCTTCCAAGGCCGCTCGCAACATGGGCTGGCCGAAGTGCGCGACCATTGAGACGAACGGCTCCAAGCACTGCGCCTCGTGCCCGCTTCGCGCTCAGAACAAGTCGCCGTTGAACTTCGCAGGGCCTATGAAGCTGGCCGCTGCACCGTCGCTCACGGCGCACACCACGACCACGTCGAAGATGCATCTGCCCGAGCCGTTCTTTCAGGGGACGGACGGCCTGATCATGTACACGATGAACCGAGATGACGGATCGCAGTTCACGGTGCCCGTCCTGAAGTACCCCATCTCCGACGTGTTCCTCCTCGACAACCCGTGGTCCCTGCACTTCACGGCACAGGTAAGCCCGACGAGGGTCCGCCCAATCGAGATCCCGTTGGCGATCCTGCACAGCAAGGACAAGCTGCCGTCGAAGCTCATGGAGCAGGGCATCATCATTTCAGGGGACTTCGTCAACACTGCGAGGAGCTTTTTCATGTCATGGTCCCAGCGCCTTCAGCAGGTGAAGGAAGCCGTCGTGTCGTCATCCCCGTTCGGGTGGACGGTCGCCAACGGCAAGATCGAAGGCTTCACGTTCGCTGGGCGCGTGTGGGCCGATGGGTACGACAGGCCAGCCGCCATGCCCGACGCCGTCACTGCGAAGCAGTACGAGCCCAAGGGCGACATTACCCCGTGGGTAACCGCCGCGAAGCTGACCACCGACCAGAAGCGCCCGGCGCTCGACGCGATCATCGCATCCTCGTTCGGTGCCCCGCTCATGCGCTTCACGGGTGAGTACGGCGCTCTGTTCGCCGCCTACTCCCCGGAAAGCGGCATCGGCAAGACGACCACCATGCGCATCGCGTCCGCCGTGTGGGGCCATCCCAAGGCCACCCTGATGGCGTTGAACGACACGACCAACAGCGCCACGACGAAGATGAACGTGCTGAAGAACCTGCCCGTGCTCTGGGACGAGCTTCGCGGCGACGATATCAGCAAGTTCGCCCTCATGGCGTTCCAGTTGACGCAGGGCACCGGCAAGGCCCGCTTGAACGCCGACATCACCCAGCGCGAGCGTGGCGACTGGCAGACCCTCCTCGTGAGCACGAGCAATGACACGCTCGTTGACGCCATCACGCGAGCCGCCAAGGGCACGAGCGCCGGCCTGTACCGCCTGTTCGAGATCCGGGTTCCGCCGAAGCAGTCGGACGTTCTGGCGAGCCAAGCGTCGCGCCTCGTGCATGACCTGAACGACAACCACGGTCACGTCGGGTTGGCCTACTCCAAGTTCCTCGGGCAGAACCACAAGAGGGTCGAGAAGGAAGTCGCGACGCTACACGATGGACTTACCCGCGAGGTAAACGCCAAGCAGGAGGAGCGGTACTGGATCGCACCGATCACGATCATTCTGGCCGGGGCGCAGTACGCCAACGAGATGGGCTTCACGCACATCGATATCCCGGCGCTCAAGACGTTCCTGCTGGAAGCGCTTGAGGCCATGCGCATGACACTCAAGGAAGCGCCCAACACGGGCTCCGACAAGCACGCCATCGCGCAGGTGCTTCAGGGGTTCCTAGGCACGCAGCGCGCTCGCAACACCCTCGCCACCGACCTGTTCCCATCCGGGCGTGGACGGCCCGTCCCGGTCAAGACCGTGAGCGACGTGTCGAAGCTGGACAAGATCACCGTCCACCGGGCGGTGCAGTCCAACATCATCCGCGTCTCGCAGATGGCGTTGCAGGATTACTTGGAGGAGCGTGGTTACCCGCCCACGGCCTTCATGAAGGCACTCACCGACGAACTCGGGGCAACGCGCCTGCGGGTCAAGATGGGGGCCGGTACCGAACTGGCTGCGGGCCTGATGCAGGAACAAGTCATTGAGATCGACTTCAACCACGCGAAGCTGCAAGGGATTACGACATGAAGACCAAGGTTGATATCCTGAAGGACACCATCGCCGCTGTCGGCGACCGTGGCCTGAACTACGGCAAGCCGGAAGACAACTTCGACCGCATCGCCCGGCTCTGGAACGTGCATCTCATCAACGCCGGCATCGTGCGTGATCCGTCTGAGGCCCTGCTGTCGGCGACGGACGTGGCGATGATGTGCGCCCTGCTGAAGATCGCTCGGCTTGAACACACGCCCGACCATATGGATAGCTGGGTGGATCTGGCCGGGTACGCTGCCTGTGGCGGCGAGATCGCATCCGCCTTCCCGCCCAAGCAGGTTGCGCCGACCAACCGCCAGACGCCCGCACCGGGGGACCTGACGTTACCCAAGAGGTAATCATGTTGTTCTCAGACTACTTCAGGGACCACTATGGCGAGTGCCGTGATCCGGTGGCATGCGCCAAGCCCGGTGGTTGTCTGCATGGAACATGGTTGGGGCGTCAGTGCCCCAACTGGATACCAACCACAGCCCGCACTTGGGCCGAACTCATGGAGATAGCTCGTGGTAGCAAAGCAAAGACAGCGGAAACAGATGTGGCGAGCGGTGAAGAACCGGGCACCTACTGCTGAATATCCGGGTGAAGACCCCGGCGACAGCTACAACGCGCAGCCGGAGCCAGAGCCAGAGCCGGAACTTGAAGTCAAGCCCGATCCTGCTGCTGGCAAATGGAATGAAAGCCCCGTGGGCCTGACGCTGGCCGGCTTCTCGTCGGTGGCCGGTACCCACAAGGTAACCGTGTCGTTCTTCGCCACGTCGCCGGGGGCGCAGCTTATCGCGCTCGGCACGAACGAGGCCCGCCTACTTGCCCGTTCCATCGTGGACTGGGCGAACTACTGCGACGATCTGGCCGCTGGTAAGAAGGCGTGACGCCAGCGGCGCGGGGTTCGCTCCGCGCCGTTACCTACGGGGTAATCATGGAACAGAAGCGTGGGCCGAAGCCATACACTCGTGAGCGCAAGTTCAAGACTGAGGAGGAGTTGAAGGAGTTCTACCGGCAGAAGGGCTTGCATCTGGCCCGCGTCATCAACTCCCGCCCCCCTGTACCACGGCACAAGATCCATCCTGCCGTGCTGCCCATCGTGAAGGCGTTCTTCGCGGAAATGAAGAAGCAGCAATGCACGGACGCCATGATGGCTGAGCGCCTTGGCATGTCCGTGCGATCAATGCAGGAGTGGCGTGCTGGACGCCACGGGCCTCGTGTCTATGACCTTGATGCAGGGTTTCGTGTGCTGGGGTACGAGCTAACCGTCAAGGTGCTACACGACGATTGACCCAGCCGGGATGAACCGGCTGGGTATACGTCATCGTCCGTCCCGCCAGCCCCGGTTGCGCTTCACAGACAACATCCGAAGGTTCTTCGTAGAGTTGCCGCCTCCATCGCGAATGGGCTTGATGTGATCCACGTCAAGCCCGTCGCCCTTGTGTGCCTTGCCTTCCTTGATCATCTCGCGCCGAGCCATGACACGTTGTGCCCGTTCCTTGATGTGTTCGGGTTTTCCGTGCCAGTCACGGTACTCTTTGCGATAGTCGCGTACTTTCGCCATCTTACCCTCTGGGTATCAGTAGACGCCGACGACAGTGGCCGAGGTGCCGGTGCGCACCTGAATGCATGGCATGTCCCACCAACCGATCGGGACGTGGTTGAATGTCAGGTTGGTTCCATCGATCGTCTTAATTTCGATGTCGCCTGTCTCCGCCACCCAGAGCCTCAGGAACGGCTTGGCGAGGTTGGTGTTCGCCGGGGTAACCGTCGCGCCGCCTGTCGGGAGGTAGGATTGAAGATTGTTGTCTGCCATTTCTGCCTCACTTCACGTTGTAGATGTTGCCGGTATCGTAGATGCCACGGTCGTCCTTGGTGACCCGCTTGCCATCTATGATGGTGCCACGGCGCTCCTCGGACGCGCGCCGCTTCTGCGCCGTTGTCAACTGCCCCATGGTGATGCGGGCCACTTCATCGACACCGGCATTGTACTTCACAATCCGCTTCCACGCATCGGCTTTCTCGTCGCCCTTGGCGTTGAGCCACTTCGACACCAACTGCTGGCGCTCGCCCATGCGTTCCTTCTTCACGGTGTAGTATGCGTTGTCACGCTCTAGCGTCTCGGCCTCGCGGCCCGGCTTGAACCCAAGCGACCGCACGAAGGCTTCCGGCCCTGTCAGGGGGTCTAGGGTCTGCCGGCCCGTCATACCGCTGCGCTTGCCCTCCGTGGCGAGCCTGTAGGTCGTGAGCGTGTCAGCAACCTGCTTGAACGGAAGCATCAACTCCACGCCCTTTTCAATGTCGCCAGTAGCGATCATGTTCGCGCCACGGATCATGTCGGTGCCCAGCGAGATCGGAGCGCCCTTGACCGTGTCCCAGAGCCACGAGCCCCAAGCATCCTTGGTGTTCTCGCGCGGCTGGCCGAAGGTCGTCAGGTCGTTCAGGCCCATGCGGGACGACAGGTCGAACGCGAAGCCCGCAGGCAGGCCACGGGTTACCCCTCGGGTAAGCATCTCGCCCGCCGTGGGGCCAAGCATCTCCGCAGCCTTGGCGCGCACGTCGCGTTCCAGATCGTCGTAGCTGTACCCTAGCCCGAACACGCTCGCCGCCATGAGCATGTATTTGATGGGCTCGGTGGGCAGCCCCAGTGCGCCCGCGAACAGCGTGGTCGTGGCAGCGAAGTTCACGAGGGCCTTGATGCCCTCCATCTTTTCCTGCCGCGTCGCGCCGTGAAGCGCCTTGCCGACCTGTTCACCGAGTAGCTGATACTGACCCTGCGCGTACTTCTTGAACTGGAACACGAGGCGAGCCATCGGGTTGTTCATGAAGGCCGGCGCGTTGGTCTGGCTGTAGTTGAACTGCGTGCCGTTGACCGTGTCGTATGCGTAGCGCCGCGCCTGATCGACACCCACGCCCTTCGACCGGGCCAGCATGTAGCTCGCCACCGCCGACGCGACACGGTTGTTCACTTCGACCGCCTCAGGCAATGCCCTAGCGATGGCGTCACCGTAGTTCAGCCCCTTGTCCACGCCGCCCCAAAACCCGTTGCCGGCCTTGACCGCCTTGATCACCTCCATGCCGGCGTCGGACGACACCACACCCCGCTCGCGCAGGTAGTCGAACAACTGGACGTACTCAGGCCCATGCTTGGCAAGCCGGTTGCGCACCGGCTCCATGAGACTTACCTGCTGGGTATTCCTCACGGCGCGGCCCACGTTGGCGAGCCCGGTGCCGATGTTGCGAGCGCCGCCCAGCATGGAGTACGCCTGCGTCATGGCCTTGGTCGAGCGCGCCCATCCGTGACGCGACGCCAGAAGGGGCATCGTGTTCGTGATGGTCTGCGTCGAGTTGATGACCGAGTAGGACAGCGACGCCAGCTTGTCGAGGAACGACGCCGTGAGCGCCCGCTGGATGCCGTGATCCATCTTGCTGATGGCGGCAGCGGGCGGGGCCGTCAGACGACGATCCACCTCGTTGGCGATCCGCGACCGGGCGACGGTGCGCTGCCGGTCCTGATAACGGTTCTTCTCGATGTAGTCATGCATCTGCTTCACGGCAGCGTCAAGCTCAGGCTGGTACCGGAGCTTGCCGATGTAACCGGCAACCGACTGCGAGTACTCCATGGCATTACGGGTGACATCCTTCGATGCACCCGCCACATACCTACGGGGTAACCGCCGCGACTGAATGCGGGTAGCGCCGAACAACTGGTACGACAGTTCGTTGAGCGCCTGCACCGTCTCGGCGCGAGCCTCGGGGGTCAGGGACTTGTAGGCGTCCTTCTGCTCGATCCGCTTCATGACGGAGCGAAGCTGCTCGGAGTACAGGTCGCCACGGGTCTGCGGCTGGACGCGACGTTCTTCAACTGCGACCTTCTTCATGGTCTTGCCGATCTCGGCGGCGCGCTCCTGTGCCTCGGCCTGCGTGGCATGGTACTCTAGGAACTCGTCCTGCACGCTCACGAGGTAGCGACGCTCGGCCTCGGGTTCCTTGCTCGACGCCTTGACCTTCTCCCCCTGATCGTCCGTGAAGTAGGTCAAGCCCGTCTTCGGGTCCACGAACTGGCGCTTGACCGTCGCCTTGATACCGCTCTCGCGCCACACACGGTTGACGTAGTCCGTCGCCGCCTTCTCGTCCTTGAACGAGAACGTGGTGTCGTCCACCTTCGTCGCCCCGTTGGGCTTGGAGAACTGCACGCGCCCCAGCACGGCCCAGTCTCCCCGGCGCATCTGCGGGAAGTACGGACCCTTGATCGACTTCAGTTCGTCAATCGCCTTGAGCGCGCTGTCCATCTCCTTGCCCAGCGTGGCCGCGTCGGCGTCCGTGCTGATACCGTTGAAGTAGCGCCGGGCCAGCGCGTCAAGCTCTGCCTCGGACATGGTCGCCGCCAGCGTCTTCAGCACCCGGTTCTTCAGGATGCCGAAGGCCATGGCGTTCTGCATGTCGCGGTAGTACTTGGTCGTGCTGCCCCACGCCTGCTTAAGTTCGTCGGGCAGGGCGTTCCAGCGCTCGTTAAGGTTCTTCCACTCGGCGATGGCCTGCGCATCCTTGCGCTTGCTCAGGTGCGCGTTGGCCGGGTCGTTAAGCGGCTTGTCGGGATGCACATTCAGCATCGTGGCGTCGTGCGACAGGTTGGCGAAATTGTCCCAGTCCTTGCCGGCGTGCTTCTTCTCAAGCTGGTACAGGCCCTCGATGAGCGGCGTGGACTTCTCGAACACGTCCTGACCATGGACGCGCATCTTCTCCGTGATCTCCTGCGCCACGCGCACGGGGTTGTTGTCGGCCCCACCAAAGTACGTGTCCGCCGCACGGCTGATGTTGTCGAACGTCCGCAGCCCCATGAGCTTCGGCCCGGCATCGGAGATAAGCTCGTCCTCCGTCACCGGAGCGCCCGTTACCTGCTGGGTAACGCGGCGCACCCGGTCGCCGATCATGGACGGGAACACCTTCAGCGGTACATGGTCGTCGCCAAACACCGACGAGACGCTGAGGTCCGCCGCTGCCTGTGCCTGCTGCCGAGTGCGCGGCCCCGTCTCTGCCGCCCGGATCACGCGGTCGCCAACACGCATCGCAGCGTCGAATGCCGTATAGGTGCCAGCCGGCAGGCCAAGGGCGCGGCGAACTGCGTTGACCACGAAGTCCCATGCGGTCCTAATGGAGCGACCACCGACAAGCCCGAACTGCGCGCTCATTTCTTTCGGCAGGACGATGCTCTGCAAGCGAGCCTGAAACTCAGGGTTCGACAATGCTTCCGCGATGAACTCGTGCTCATCAACAAGTCCGTAGTGATCCTCGTTACCGGCCACATCCCTGACAAACGACAGGATAGTCCTGACATCGGACAATAGGTTGGCATCCGTCTCAAGCGTATGCACAGTCGCAGCGTGGATCGCCTCGTGCAGTACCGTGAACTGCAAGTTCGGGTTGTTCATCACGCTTTCAGCGACGATGATTGCGTCGTGGTGCGGCTCGTACAAGCCGCCGATAGAGCCCTCGCCAACATCAACGCCCCACTGCTCGGCAATCCTGTCCATCTTCTCGTCGCTGACGACGATAGCCCGAACGTCGCCGACCAGCTTGGCGATCCGGTTGCTGATCATGTTGTGGACGGCGCGATCAATCTGGCTCATGGACTTTGCGCCATCGGTGGCAGCGACCAAAAGCAGCGTAGCGACGTCGTAGTTCTCATCGTCCGCACCGCCAACGGAAAGCGGCTCACGTTTCTTCTTGCGCAGCTTGATCCGGCTGGCATCCACCATCGGCTTACCATCAACCGACGTGTTCTCCTCCGCAGTTACCTGCTGGGTAGTCATCTGCTTCACCTTCTGAAGCAGCGCAGCACCCTTCGGGGCGGTGACCGGGATGTTCAGCTTGCGCCGCCCACCGACAACCTTCTCCGTCTTGACACTGCCTTCCTTGACCCCCGCATAGCCACGGACGGCGTCCTCCTCGATCTTCACCTGAGGACGCTCGCGGACCTGACCGGCGTAATTCCCATCCTCGTCGTAGGCGTTGTCGCTCTCGTTCTCGTCGCTCGTGCTCTCCACCGGGCCGACCGACACCGCAGACTTGGACCCGGTATCGTCCTCGGACACCTCGTCAGAGTCAGCCTTCACCTCTACGGCTTCTTCGATCCTGCTCGGGCCATCTTCGCTCAACTTCTCAAACGAGGCAGAAGACGCCGCACGCCGGCTGTCCTTGGCGTTCATCTCCTTCAGCGTCTCACGCATCATGCTGCCGCCACCGGCACGCACGTCCAGTTCGTCGGCAAGGAAGCGGTTCAGGTCCGCATACGTGGCGTTGCCATCGTTCATCATGCGCACCATGCGCCGGGCATACGCCAGATAGACGAGCGGAGCGGGCAGCCCGTCGCGGTTGATCTCGCGGATCTTGATCTTATTCTTCTCGGCCTCGGCGACGATAGCCTCAAGCCGCGCCTTCAGGGCTTCCTTCTGTTCCGTCTTCGTGATCGTCACGCCCTTGTTCGGCGTGCCCTGCTGGATGATGTTGTTCGCAGCTTCGGCTTCAGCGTTCCGTTCTTCAACGCGCTTCTGGTTCTTGTCGCGCCCGGTCGTCTCTTTCCCGGCGTTCTTCTCAGCCTTCTTTGCCGCGACGAGTTCGTTGTTGATCTCGCCCTGAAGCGCGATCATCTGCGCTTCAGCAGCTTCGGCCTTGGCGCGAGCTTCCAGCGTGCCGGGTGCAAGGATCTTGCGCTTCGGCACCTTGGCATCCGACGCCGCCACGAGGCGCGCTTTCTCCTCGTCCGACACCTCGACCTTGCGAGCCGGCGCGGCTTCGATCTTTTCTTTCAGCGCCGCCGCCTTGGGTGCCTTGGTTACCTCTTGGGTAACCGGCTGGGCTTCGATTACAGAAGCCTCAGGACGGGCGCTTTCTGCGGCAGGTAGGGTAGTAGCCGGGGTACCCTCCAAGGCCGCTGGCGGGGCCTTAGAAGGGCTTGGCGGGGCTTTCTGCTTGGGGGGTGTGGGTACAGGGGCAGCCGCGCGCCCCTCTGCCTTGAGCTTGTTGAAAAGCTTCACGGCGGTACCATACGCCACGCCGACCTTGTTCTGCACCGCGTTGACCGAAGACAACGGCGTACCCGCCTCGATCAGCGCAAGGGCGCGGTCGTAGGGGGTCTGCGTGGCAGGAGGTTCGACAGTTGTGGAAACCTGCTCCTGAGGCGGGGTCCGCACCTCAGGAGAGGCAACGGGCGAACCCGTTGCTACCGGGCCTTCCTGCACCGAGGAGACGGACGGCGCAGTGGGCACCGGATTGGCAACAGCCGGCTCGCTCTGGGCGGCGGGCTGTGTCAAGTCCTTTACCAACTGCGCGGCCTCAATCTCGTGCGGCGCAGGGGCGGGCGCGGCTTTTTCTTCCAGCGCCACGTTGGTCGCTGGATCAAGGCCGGGCGTGAGTTCGGTGACGAGGCGCGCAGCTTCCTGCGCAGGCGTCTCGACAGGGGTAACGGTGGGCGTTGCAGCCGGGGTTACCTGCTGGGTAGCAGGTGCAGCCGGGGCAGCGGGCTTCTGGGGTTCGGCCCACGCCTCAGTACCCTTCTTCCATCCCTTTGGGCGCTGGGCCGGTGCCGTCGAAACCGCGTTCGGGTTCACAGGGCTCGCAGGCGGGGACACACCCGGATCGACGGGCGGGGTTGCAGCCGGCGTCGCAGCGGGAACCGCAGCCGGGGTAGCACCCAGCTTATCGTTCAAGGCAACCTGCTGGGCAGGGTCCACCGCGCCCGTGTCGAGGCTGCTATCCGGCGTCGGGATGTTTACCTGCTGGGTAGAACCGGGGGCCTGCACAGCGGGCTTCTGCTCGCCGCCGCCGACACGCTCGGCGATACCGGACACAGCGCCTAGAGGCGCACCGACCGCAGCACCCTGCAAGCCGGCCTCAAGTGCCTTCATCCAGTCGGTGTCGTTCAGCGTGAACGGCTGAAGCGCCCGCTGCTGGGCAAGCTCTCCGGTGCTCTCCTCGAAAAACTCCTGCCCACCTTCACCCAGCGCCCGCTTGGCGGCGGTACCAAGGTACGTCCCCTTGGCGGCATGACCACCCAGTCGCGACGCGAGCGCGCCTTCGGCACCGGGGATGAGCGCGCTGATCGCGCCGATCAGGTACGGCTCGACGCCAGTGACATCCGACCGGATGCGGTTGCGGGCGTCCACTTCGGACATCCCGGTGTTCCGATAGCCGGCGTACAGCGGGCTCGCTTCCCGAAGCTTGGCATCAGGGAGCTTGTCGAACTCGTTGTAGATCTCGTTGATGATAGAGCCAGTGGTGAGCGCGCCGCCTGCGCCCTGTGCGGCAGCCAGGCCAGCACGCGCCGACATGACAGCCCGACCGACAAGTCCACCGGGTACCGCCGTAGCGATGATCGAGGGCGCAGATACAGCCGCCTTCGCGAGCAGTGAGCCCCAGACGCCCTCCTCCCAGATCGACGGACCGTCGCCGTAGAAGAAGTTCGCACCAACACGCCGCTGAAACTTCGGCGACGTTTCGGCCAACTTCTCTTGTGCGTACCTATTGGCGTCGCGGCGAACGTCGCCAGCATAGTCGGACATCCACCCACCGGGGCGGGACGCGTCTTCAATCAATGCGGCAGTGCCGCCCACAATCTGTGAGGCGGCACCCGACTGCATACCCTTTAGGTAATCAGTCCAGCTTACCCCTTCCTCAGGGGCCGAAGGACCATAACGCAGATCGACGGAAGACAGGCCACTCTGTTCATCAGCCATGTATCACCCCTTAGAACCGCCTGCCGCCGTACCGCCCGGCATCGATTTCCGGCCGCGCCCGCTCAAGTTCTTCACGGCGCTTGCGCGCCGCTTCAACTGCATTCGGAATGATCGCTTCGCGGCGCGTCGTGTTGCGCGTCGTGCGGCGCTCCTGTTCCGCTTGATCAGCAAGCTTCTTGTCGCGATCCGCCATCGCCTTCATGTCCGACACACCTGTCCGATGACCGTTCTCTGCGATGATCGAAACCAGAACTTGCTCGGGCACCACGATGCGCTCGTTGCCGTACAATAGCGTGCCGTCCCGCTGGACACGCGGCTGATTGCCGTCTGACCAACGGTTCGTGATCATGCCGTACACCAGCGTACCCAGAACTGCCGGATCGATGTTGTTCCTCTGGGCGATCTGGTCCGCCAGAGACGTGTACCGCATGACATCCTTGGGCTCGACCTTGCCGCCGTCTTTCTTGACGTGCTCAGTCATTGCTTCCGTGATCGCCGTGCTGATCCTGCCCGAACGGTCCTCGTAGGGCTTGTCGGCGTACTTCGTCTCAGGCGCGCTTTCATAAGCGATAGCCGCCCGGCGACGGTTCTCCTGCTGCTTGAGGTTCATGCCGACGCTGTGCATGGACATGCTTCCGCTCTGAAGCGCCTCGTCGGCATGCTTACCGATAGGGTCAGCCTCAATCGCCAGCCGGCGCTTGCGCTGCCAGTTCGGATCGGCCTTCTCCGTCTCATCCGCCCGTTTTGCTTCGCGGTTTCGCTCCTCGCCGGCGATCTTGATCTTCTCGGCGTCCTTACGCCCTTCGGCGGTGCGGGTCGCCACGTCGATTGCCGTCTGACGCGCACGCGCATCGGCTGCCTTTGTCCTTGCATCCGCCCGTGCCGCTGCCTCGCGCTGGGTGGCAGCCTGACGTGCTTCAAGGTCACGAGCGTTTGCAGCCGCCTTCTCGATTTCGAACTGACGGTTGACGCGGTCTCGCTCGTTGCGATCCCACTCAGCCTTGCGCGCCTTCCAACCATCCAAGGCTTCTTTATTCAGTCTGATAAGCCTGCTGCCGCCCTCGGTCTTTGGGCTCATGCCAGACGTGTCATACATCTCAGGCGGAGGCTCAGCAAACGGCTTCGGCGTTTCACGCTGGACAGTGCTAACCGCAGGCTGCCGCTCGGCGGGCTGGGCCTGCTGATCAAGCGCCGGCTCACTGCCGTCCGTCGCCGTCTGGGCCGGTCCCTCTGCGGTTACCTGCGGGGTAACCCCCTCGGCGGCAGGTGCCTCGGCAGCGGGTGCAGGCTGACGCGGGTCTTGCGGGGCCGGAGGAGCGGACGAGGCACCGGGGATGGCCTCTGAGGTGCCCTGCGGACCCCCCTGAGGGCTGGAAGGCTTGGCAGCCTGCATAACCAGCCGGTCGAACGCCAAGCCGCCAGCGGCGAGCTTCGCCTGCTCGGCAAGCGCCTGCATGGTGACCGGACCCTCGCCGACCACTTTGCTGTTCTTGTCAAGCTGCTTGTAGACGAACCCAGTCGTTTCGCCATCGACACCCTTAACAGGTTCGAAGACGACCGTGTTGCCGTCCGGCACGTTGTCGTACGCGGTCTTGAGCGTGTTCAGCGCCCCGACCATGTCGCCACCCTGCACCTGCTTGAGGGCCTGCTGCCCCGCCTGCATGGTGCGCTGCCGGTAGGTCTGAAGCAAGGTACCCACGGCGCGGCCAGCCGCCTCGGGGTTGTCCTTGAACTTCTGCCCGACCGCCTGCACGGTCTTCTCGACCACCTGACTGCGCGGTACGTCTTTCCCACCCGTGACGGCCTTCTCCGCAGCGTCGGTGTCTTCCTCGCTGGAACCGGCACCCGCCGCGTATGCGGCAAGGTTCTTCTGGCGGTTCGGATCGCTGCCCTGCACTGCCGGGCGCTGCCCCATACCGAACGCGTTCTGGATGAACTTCAGGCCAGCATCCAACGCACTACCCAGTGGGTAATCGGCCATGGGTGCAGGGCCGGTGTTCGATGCCAGTTCTGCCGGACGGTTATTCTGCTGCGCCATGGACACGGCAGCCTTGCGCGCTCCGACAAGCTCGGCGCGGCCCTGCTCGGTCAGACCGTTCTTCGCGGCGAACTCGTCGCTGACCGCAGTCGGGTCTTCGATGGCACCGCCCTCTGCGGCGTACTGCTGCGGCTCCATGGGCGACGTGTCGAACTCCCCGAAACCACCAAAGCCGCCCGGAATGGCGGCTGTCTTGTTCGGAGATGCGTTCGGGTCGGGCATGTTTTTACGGGGGTCGCTAGGAAGATCCTTTGGAACTCGCCACCCTGTGCTTCCATCAGTCGGGATCGCAGCCGGCTTGGCCGGCGCTGTCGTCGCCGTGTTACCCGCCTTGCTGTTCAGGTCGAACCCGTAATGAGCCGCGACACCTGCGGCGTCTTTCGGGTTGCCAGCCTGCTTACCGACAACAACACCCCTGCCCATGAGAAGGGGGTATGCGCCCTTGTTGCCGTTCTTCGTACCAACGCCTTGCTGGTGCGCTACCGCAAGCTCGCCCCACGTCGGCTCGCGGCCAAGCAGTTTGGTAAGCTGGGCCTTGTTGTCCTCGGTGAACTTGACAAACGCCTTCGTGTTCGCCACCGGATCAAGCGCTGTCTTACCGACGACACCATACCGCTTGCCGGTGTCGGGAACGAACTGAAACAGACCTGCTGCGCCGCTGTCCGTATTAACAAGGCCGGGATTGAAGCTGCTCTCGCCCTTCGCCATCTTGTACGCATACGGGCGCATGTTCTCGGGCACGTTCTGGTCGATAATCGCCTTCACCTGCTCGGGCGGTGCAACAGTGCCAGTTGACCCCGTACTTCCGCCACGGGCAGCGGCGATACGCCGGTCGGCTTCTGCCGAACTTTCATCGTCACGCCCCTGCTTGTCGGCAGCGGCCTTGTAGTAGTCCGCGCGAGCCCGCTTCAGGTCGCGGTCTTCGGGGCTTTCTGCCATCTTGTAGCCAGCCTGAAAGCTGGCAGTGAAATCTTTTAGCTCGCGACCGAAGCTCATCGAAGTTACCTCGTGGGTATGCCGGTACGGCTCTGGTAGGTGGGCATCTGCGGCGTGGCGTTCATAATCGACGGTCGAGCGGGCTTGTCGGGTACGTTGCCGTCACCGCCCCCATCAATGTCGATTGCCTGCCGGGTCTTCTTGATGAGGTTCTGGAAGAACTGCTGGCCCTTGTAGTCCACAACCTCTTTCGGGATCACGAACTCGCCAACGGTCAGCCGGGCCGGAACGTCATCAATGGCCTTGCCACGGGTGGGCGAGGCATGAGGCGGGACCATCTGCGGATCGATAGGACCGCCATCCGCTGCATGGATAGCCTTATCATAATCAACGTGCTTCAGGCCATGTTCGTCGGTCTTGACCGCCTGCGGGTGCTTGTCTTCGACCTCTTGGGCGATAAGCCCGATCTGAGGCGTCGGATCACCCTTGTACTTGAAGCGGTAGATCGTCTGCCCATCGTTTGTCTTTCCGACAGGCTCAATGTCTTCCTTCACACGTTCGTCAGAGAATGGCAGTGCCTTCGCAGCGATGCCGCCGATGAGCCCCAGCGCCGAGCCCCAGCCCGACGAGGAGTTCTGGTTGGCGTTGTACTGGGCCATCTGGGCGTTGTAGCCCGACGTGAGAGCGTTGCCCCACACACCGAGCGACTGGTTGCCGGTGCCGGTCCAGCCCTGAGCGGTACCCATCGTGTTCGCGCCGGATGCCGTCGCGGCAAGCTGGGAGTTGACCGCCTGATTGCCGGCGTTCAGTGCGGTCCCGTACTGCGCCGCGACCTGACCGGGATACCCACGACCAACGTTGATCGCTTCGGACCGGAGCGCCCGCCCCATTGCATCAACTCGCTCTGCCGCCTGATTTCCGGCAGCGGCCATGGCGGCTGCCTTGGCAGCGCGTGTGCCAATATCCAGCGCAGCGTACCGGGTGGAAGATGGATCAATGCCGAAGCCCTCCAACTG